ATGAGAATAAAATGGTTTTCCTTAATTAGGGTTACGGGACTTTTTTTGGTTCTGATTTACCACTTTTTTAAAAATAGTTTTTCGGGTGGTTTTATCGGTGTTGATATTTTCTTCACCTTTTCAGGGTATTTAATCACGGCCTTACTAATTGATGAATATTCAAAAAATCAAAAGATTGATATTATTGGTTTTTACAGGAGACGCTTTTATCGAATAGTTCCTCCTCTTGTTTTAATGATTTTGCTAGTCATGCCTTTTACTTTTTTGGTAAAAAGTGATTTTGTGGCTAGCATTGGTCGACAAATTGCTGCTACCATTGGCTTTACAACCAATATTTATGAGATACTTACTGGTAGTAGTTATGAGAGTCAATTTATCCCTCATCTCTTTGTACACACTTGGAGTTTAGCCATTGAAGTTCATTTTTATTTATTATGGGGCTTAGGCGTATGGTATTTAGCCAAGAAAAATTATGATGATAAGCAGTTTAGAAGCCTTCTTTTCATGATTTCAGGTCTTATTTTTATCATGAGCTTCTTATATATGTTTATTAGAGCTTTCTTTGTTTCGAATTTTTCATTGATTTATTTTTCAAGTCTTGCGCACATTTTCCCTTTCTTCTTAGGGGCTATGTTTGCAACGATCTCTGGTATAAAGGATACCACTGTCCGATTCCAAAAAAATGTAAAATTATGGCCTAAAAAATATGTTATAGGGGTTATTTTTGGAGCTTTTGCGCTCTTGTTTTTATTGACTTTATCTCTAGATTTTAATCATTTATTTACTTATCTATTTGGTTTTGTTTTAGCAAGTCTATTTGCCGCTGTGATGATTTATGCAGCGCGTGTTTTAAATGATCAAACACCTGAGGTGGAGGAACCTTATCTTTTAACCTATATTGCTGAGGTCAGTTATGGCGTCTATCTTTTCCATTGGCCATTTTACATTATTTTTTCACAACTCATGGGAAATGGATTGGCCGTTTTTCTAACGCTCTTCTTCTCTTTCCTTTTTGCATCGGTTTCTTATTATATTTTAGAGCCATTTATTTCAGGCAAAAAACCAAGATTATTTGGATATGAATTGGATTTAATGCCATATGTCAAATGGGGTGCGATTTTTGGTTCGTTTTTGATTTTATTAACAGTTGGGCGAGTATTAACAGCACCTAAAATAGGGAATTTTGAAAAGCAATTATTGGTTGGTGCATTGCAACAGAATCAAAGTAACATCAATCAAACACATACTATTGCAGCTGGGGATGCAAATGCACTGAGTGATATTACCATTATTGGTGATTCAGTTGCTTTGAGATCTCAAAATGCATTTGCAAAAATAATGCCTGGCGCTCAATTAGATGCAGCGGTAAGCCGGAATTTTAGTTTAGCTTATGAGATTTTTGATAACCGAGTTGAAAGTAAAACCTTATCAAAAACAACGGTATTAGCTGTTGGTGTGAACTCACTTGATAGTTATCAAGAGGATTTGCAAAAATTTATTAAAGATTTGCCCAAGGGGCATCGACTTGTTTTGGTATCCCCTTATAATGCCAAAAACTTGTCACAAGTAGCAGAGGCCAGAGAATATGAAAATCAACTGGCCAAAAAATATTCCTATGTAACCATTGCAGACTGGTATAAAGTTGCAACTGAAAACCCAGATATTTGGGAAGGAACAGATGGTGTTCATTATAGTGATGCTGACACAAAAGGGGCAGAATTGTATGTAACTACTATAAAGACAGCTGTTGAAAGAGCAGCCAAGCAAGAAGCAAAATAAGACTTTAAAGGTCTTATTTTTTTGTCAAAAAAAGTTTGAAAAAAAGTTCACAAATTTATTGTGAAACTATTTACAAACTTTTATTTTGTGTTATAATATTTTTGTAAACGAAATTGTGAAACTTTTAACAAGTTGAAATAAGGAGATTATAATGGTCAAAGAAAAAATAACTGCAGAACAAAAATTAGCAGCTGCACAAGAACACGTTGATGAACTTGTTCAAAAAGGGTTAGTAGCTTTAGACGAGTTTCGTAAATTAAATCAAGAACAAGTTGATTATATTGTTGCGAAAGCTTCAGTAGCGGCGCTTGATGCTCATGGTATTTTAGCAATGCATGCTTATGAAGAAACTGGCCGTGGTGTTTTTGAAGATAAAGCGACTAAAAATTTATTTGCTTGTGAACACGTTGTGAATAATATGCGTGGTGTTAAAACAGTTGGTGTTATTGAAGATGATCCTATTACTGGTTTGACAAAAATTGCTGAGCCTGTTGGTGTTATCTGTGGTGTGACTCCAACAACAAACCCAACGTCAACAGCTATTTTCAAATCATTAATCGCATTGAAAACACGTAACCCAATCGTCTTTGGTTTCCATCCATCAGCACAAGAATCTTCTGCTCATGCAGCTCAAATTGTTCGTGATGCTGCAGTTGCTGCAGGTGCTCCTGAAAACTGTATTCAATGGATTTCAAAACCTTCTATGGAAGCAACTGGTGCTTTGATGAACCATGATGGTATTGCAACCATTTTAGCTACTGGTGGTAATGCAATGGTACGCGCAGCATACTCTTGTGGTAAACCTGCTCTTGGGGTGGGTGCTGGTAACGTTCCTGCCTATATTGAAAAATCTGCAGATATTCGTCAGGCAGCTCACGATATCGTTATGTCAAAATCATTTGATAATGGTATGGTTTGTGCTTCTGAACAAGCTGTGATTATCGATAAAGATATTTACAAAGAATTTGTTGAAGAATTTAAATCTTACAAAACTTATTTCGTTAATAAAAAAGAAAAAGCCCTTCTTGAAGAATTCTGTTTTGGTGTAAAAGCCAACAGCAAAGATTGCTCTGGTGCCAAACTAAATGCTGATATCGTTGGTAAACCAGCAACGTGGATTGCTGAGCAAGCAGGATTTACGGTTCCTGAAGGAACTAACATTTTAGCAGCAGAATGTGCTGAAGTTGGTGAAAAAGAACCATTGACACGTGAAAAATTGTCACCAGTTATAGCTGTTCTAAAAGCGGATTCTACGGATGATGGTCTTAAAAAAGCTCGTCAAATGGTTGAATTCAATGGTTTAGGTCACTCAGCTGCGATTCATACGAAAGATGAAGAACTTGCAAAACGTTTCGGTACAGAAATGAAAGCAATGCGCATTATTTGGAACTCTCCATCTACATTTGGTGGTATCGGTGATGTTTACAATGCCTTTATTCCATCATTAACTCTAGGTTGTGGTTCATACGGACGTAACTCAGTCGGAGATAACGTAAGTGCTATTAACCTTCTTAACATTAAGAAAGTAGGGAAACGTAGAAATAATATGCAATGGTTTAAAGTTCCTTCAAAAATTTACTTCGAACGTAATTCAATTCAATACCTTCAAACTTGCGAAGACATTGAACGTGTCATGATTGTCACAGATAAATCAATTGAAAAATTAGGTTTTGTTCAACGTGTTATTGATCAATTAAATCTTCGTCGTAACAAAGTAACAATTCAAGTATTTTCTGATGTTGAGCCAGATCCAGATATCACAACAGTTCACCGTGGTACTGAGGCTATGCGAGCATTTGAACCTGATACCATCATTGCATTAGGTGGTGGTTCACCAATGGACGCTGCTAAAGGTATGTGGATGTTCTATGAACAACCAGAAGTTGATTTTGGCGATCTTGTTCAAAAATTCATGGATATCCGTAAGAGAGCCTTTAAATTCCCAAGCTTAGGTAAAAAAGCAAAATACATCGGTATTCCTACAACTTCTGGTACAGGTTCTGAAGTTACACCGTTCGCAGTTGTTTCTGACAAAGCTAATAACCGTAAATATCCATTGGCTGACTATGCCTTGACACCAACAATTGCTATTGTTGACCCAGCATTAGTTGAATCAGTTCCGGCATTTATTGCTGCTGATACTGGTATGGATGTTTTAACCCATGCGACTGAAGCCTATACATCAAACTTCGCAAACGACTATACAGATGGTCTTGCACTTCAAGCCATTAAATTAGTCTTCCAATACCTTAAAAAATCAGTTAATGAAAATGATATTGAAGCTCGTGAAAAAATGCATAACGCTTCAACAATGGCTGGTATGGCTTTTGCCAATGCCTTCCTTGGAATGAGCCACTCTATGGCGCATAAAATTGGTGGTGTTCACCATACAGTTCATGGACGCACAAATGCTATCTTGTTACCTTATGTCATCCGTTATAATGGAACTCGTCCATCAAAAACAACAACTTGGCCAAAATATAACTACTGGAAAGCAGATGAAAAATTCCAAGATATTGCTCGTATGTTGGGCTTACCAGCATCTACTCCAGAAGAAGCTGTGGCATCATATGCTCAAGCAGTCTATGATTTAGGTGTTGCTGTAGGCATTAAAATGAACTTTAAAGATCAAGGAATTGATGAAAAAGTTTGGATGGATAGTTTGCATGAAATTGCTCTTCTTGCCTATGAAGATCAATGTTCTCCAGCAAATCCTCGTCTTCCATTAGTTAAAGATATGGAAGAAATCATGGCTGATGCTTACTATGGTTATGCAGAACGCCCAGGACGACTTAAATAAAATCAAACTCTTGTTGTAATGCATCAAGCATCTGGTTATGGAGACATTACCAGATGTTTTTGATAGAAATTGTAAAAATAGGATTGTTAGATGTTTACATCGAATGTAAGAAGCGTTATAATATAGCTGACAAATTTAGTGAGTTAATTAAGGGGGAAAAGATGATGGCTGAACGGTTTTTTGACGTTCTAGCAATGGTCTGGATTGGCATAGCGGGCACAGACTCTCGCTGGGTATAATAGTCTGAAGAGCGCTAGTGTGATTGCTAGTGCTTTTTCTTTTACCTTTGGTCAGTATCCAAAAAGAGACTAAATATGTTACAATAGCAAGCATTGCCTAGAAACCCTTTATTGTAGGCTTTTTCAGGGTATGTTTTTCGACTTACTACGTTTTCCACTACGTTTCTATTAACTTACCATAAATTCCGCAAACTGATCTGCGACATTGTCAGTTTGCTTTTTATTTAAATGGGTGTACAAATCAAGTGTCATTGAAATCTTAGCGTGTCCAAGTCTCTCTTGAATAATTTTAGGTTCTATGCCAGCTTCAAATAAAATTGATGCGTGAGTGTGCCTAAATCCATGCGGAGAAATCACTCTTATTCCAGCTTCTTTAGCTACCTTTTTTGCTCTATATGTTATTGCTACTGGTGTGACTGTAAATAATCGAAACGAGCCATGAAGCGGCTTGATTGATTTCGAAATATACTCTTTTGCTAGCTGCATAGTCTCAACATCCATTGAAATAACACGTTTACTTTTTTTAGTTTTAGGCTTATTGGTTGTTGCGCCTTTTTGATTTCTTGCATAAGTCTTAGAGATAGATATCGTATTATTTTTAAAATCAAAATCTGACTCTTCTAAAACCAAGGCTTCGCCATTTCTCAAACCACCATACGCTAAAATTCTGAAGAACAGAACCATATCAATTCCATAAATCTCTTTAGCTTTTTCTAAAAATAAATTAAGTTCTGGTTTAGTATAGTAATTTATTTTAGTGTCGCTTTTTGGCACATGTGAACATTTAGCTCTAATGGTTCTGTCAAGTGGATTAGTATCAATGATGCTTATGTGCATTGCGAATTTAAAAATGCGGTTCATTATGCTAATATAAGAAGAGTATGGAGCAAATTGTGATAGTTTGTTGATTAGTTTCTGACAAGTCATTACGCTTATTTTATTTATTGTTTGATTTCCGATCACTGGATCTATTTTACTAGCGTAATAATGATAAGTTGTTGCGTAAGTTGACTCTCTTACAGTCGTCTTGTACTGTTCAAACCACATTTTAGCAACTTCATCAAAGGTTGTTCTGTCATTGTTTTTCCAAGAACCTTGACGCTGAAAATCTTCAACTAACTTAACTTCAGCACGTTTTGCTTCTTTAATCGTTTTAAATCCTTGACGCGTCGTCCTGACTTGCTTTCCAGTCATTGGGTCAACACCCAGATAAGCATTAAGCTTATAAGCAGTTGTTCCATCTTTTTTTGTGTATTTTTTTATCATTGTTTTTTCCTCTCTTTTTTTGCGCTGGGGAAGTGCTAAAATTCGGAAAGGATATTGGCATCACCTCCTAAAAATGGTAAAATAAGGGTACAAGAAAAGAGCAGAAATTCTCCTTTCTTTTTAAAGTTATATAACCTCACTACTTAGCTTGCCGGCGGGAGTGAGGTTTTTTATTTGTCTAATTTCATTGTTTTTTGCAATACACTTTCAGATGCTATTTGTGTACCATCTTCTACAACGACATACATTGTTGGATTGTCTTCTGAAAAATCAAAACCTTTTTCAGATGCAAAGTCTTTGAATAACTTATTTTTTATACTTAGCATACTATCAACGCTTTTTTGTTTTTGGTTATCTTCAAAATATTTATAATCTTGTTTTACACGTAAATAAATAGCAGAATTTTTATAATAATCAACAGAGACCTGTTCGTCTATATTTTTTTCTAAAAATTGATTATTTATATAAGCGGTGAGATACATTGCAAAATTTTTGTTTGCTTTTTCATCATATTTACTTGTTTTCTTTTTCTCTTCTTTTTTATCCTTAGTTTTCGCTACGGATTCTACTTTTGGTTTAGTCTCTATTTTTTTCTCTTCTTGTTTTGGTGCAGTAATACCTATCAAAATAAATAATGCCAATAAAGCAATAATTGAACGATTTCTATTTTTCTTGTTTGGTTTTTTCTTAATAAAATACCAAGTTAAGTAACATGAAACCAAAAATAAAAATGCAAGTAATTGTGCAAACATATCTATTCCCCTTTATATAAAATTGTTTAATTCATCAATAATCATCTGCTCATTGCAAATGGTTTTTAATCTATACAGTTCCATAAAACGATATACATTAAAATCAGATATATCATCTAAAGTTGTTAAATATTCTTTCAGCAAATGATGAATCATGTTTCTGTCTGCCTGCGCCTCAAACTTTTCTTTCATTCGTTCGTAGTTTTCGAGGTATTGACCGACATGTCCCATTTCATGATATAGAACTTTCTTTTTATCGATGTCATCAAGATATGCATTGATAAAGATGACGTCGTATTCATAATCGTAGAAACCTTTATTGTCCGTCTCACGACCGTCATAATAAAACAAATCGCTCATATATTATTCCTTGTATTTATTTTTAAAATAAGATTCCATTACAGAGTTCATAAATTCCAAATCAGATTCATCAAATTCACGACCATCAAATGCTACTTTTTTAGCAGAAGTATTTTTTAGATCGATGGTTTCACTTTCGGATTCTTCTAATTCTAATAAATCATCGCCAAGAAGTTCAGATTTTTTTATGTTAAATAACCGAGCCATTTGCTCAATGTTATCCATCAGTGGTTTATTTCTTCCGACTTCCCATGCAGAAATTGCAGTCGGTGCCATATTCAATTTTTTTGCTAAATCTTTTTGTGTTAATCCTTGCTGTTTTCTAAAATATTTAATGTTTTCTGCTAAGGTCGCCATAAAACTTTCCTCCTATAGATTGACAAGATAATTGTACACTTAAAATGGACAAAATGCAAATTTTTTTGTGCTTTTTGATAAAAAAAGCTTGCATATACACTTTAAGTGTAGTATACTGAATTCAAGCTTAAGAAATGAGCGACAATTTAATAAAGAGAAAGGGGTAAATATGGAAGAAATTTCAATTGAAATGGCAAGAAAAAATGTTAAGTTATCTCAGGCTGAAATAGCTAATCTCTTGGGTGTTTCAAGAAACACATATGGTACTTGGGAACGATATGAAGTAGCTATGGATATTCCAACTGGTTATAAATTCAGCAAGATAACTGGGGTACCATTTGATAATATCATTTTTTTTAAATCAAAAAGTACACTTAAAGTGTAGATTTTAAGGTATATCAAGTGTAGAAAGGAAACAACATGAACGAATTACTCAATGAACCGAAGCGATTGGTAGATTATTACACTGAATTAGCTTTAAAAGAATCTAATACTTATCAAGAAGCTATTGATGTAGTTAGAAAAAACTCTGAGATAAGTGTTTTAGGAAACGAATTGAAAAATGCTATCCAAAGTCGAATCATGAAGATCGCCTTGAACGACAAAGTTAAGGATATAAACTAGAAAGGAACTAAATGACTAAAGCAGAACGAATAAGACGTTTCTACTATGAGAATGAAAATCCGAAACTAGCAGAAGCGTATCAAGTTTTAAAAGACTATGACATATCAGAAAGTCATATCAAAGTAACACTTAGTAGAGACCGAAAAAACGGTATCTGCACAACAGATTATGATTACACACAATATTTTGAAACGACTAAAGCTAAAGAGGAATTATCCGATTGGAAACGTGATGTTCGGAAAGATTTAGTCGAGCAGTTATTACAAGCAAACAATCATGAGACTGATAGTAATCAAATCAGATTGAATGCTAAAACCATTAATCAATTATTATCGGAGATCTAAACTATGGAGCTAACAATCACACAAAGTCTGACTACACAGCAGATGTAGAAATTGAAGAAGTTGAAGTGAGAGAGCAACCAATTGATTTTTTACGGACGAATTATCCAAACATCAGCAGAAATAAGATAGGAGGAAATTATGATTAAACATCACATCACGCATTATGCAGCAAATGGAAAAGACTATGCAATGGCATGGATTCAAATCAATATCTTTGGAAAGAAAATTTGCTTATCAAAAAAGCGCACAATCATTGAAAGATTGTACGCAGATAAAAGTTAACGTTTAATGAATAACGTTTTATCACATTTTGGACAAGGAGGCAATGTATCAGTCATATCGTCCAAAATAACAATTTGACCACAATAGTAACATTGATATGTTCCTTTTCCGGGTTTTTCTCCAGTTGAATGCATATTGGGTTCTCCTTTCTATATTTATTTGACTGTGCGATTTTCATAAGGAGTTGAGAGGTCTTATTCAATCGTTTAATCATAAAAACATTATACCACCATATATAGTGGATAGACAAGGAAATTATATGAAAAAAACACAATATTTTGGGGTTGACTGGGAAAAATTCAAAAAAATTTTGAAAGATAAAAACCACTCAATAGAATCACTAGGAGAGATAACAGGTCTTGGTCGTAGAAATATCGAAAATATTAAAAATCATGACCCTGGTTTCGCAAAAATGGTAAAAATAGCTGACGCGCTAGGCATCAGTTTAGACGAATTCAGATAACACAAAAAAGCCACTGCGGAAACAGTGACTCACAAAAATTACTTACTTAAATTATACCACTTATCGGAGGTATCTACAATGAATTCAACAATTACTTACGATTTGCTCAAAAAGCAAATTGCAGAGGAAATTTTGGATGAAATTAAAGAAATGATAAAAGAAAACGATCTAGCAAATCAGTGGGTTAATCAGAAAGCACTTGTTGAGGAGCATGGCTATTCGTTGCAAATCATAAAGCGAATGGAAGACTACGGATTGAAATCTTTTAAAAAAGGTAAAAATCATATGTACTGCTTAGCAGATGTCAATGAGATTTTACATTTAATGAAAAATTAAAGCGCTGGGGAGTGCAGAGGAAGAAAATGATAGTTACAGAAAATCCTATAACAGCAATCGTTGTTTTATTAGCTATTGGATTAGTTGCATACATTGGCAACCGCAATAGTAACAAGAAGACAATTGAGCAGACGACACAAACAATTATCGACAACAATATTGTTGTTAGAAAAATTGAAAAAACACGCAGAACAGACTGGATAGAAGAACCAACACCAGGTTCTTGCGGAAAAATTTGGGGCGTAGATAAACCTTTTTAGAAAGGAAAAAGATGAACGAAATAGCATTATCAGATAATTTACAACAAATCGAGTTAGAAATAAATCATCACAAAAATATAGCAGGTCAATCAATTTGGGAAATCGGTCGCAGGTTAAATCATGTTAAAGAAAATGACTTGGCACATGGTGAGTTTGGACAGTGGTTAGAAAAGATTGAAATCAACCAAAGGATCGCAAATCAGTTTATGAAAGTAGCAAGTGAAATTCCAAATTCGAGTACGTACTCTAATTTAGGATATAACGCTCTCTACTTAATTGCATCATTACCTGATGACCAAAAACAAGCTCAACTGGAGAGAGTTGAGCAAGGCGATAATCCAACAGTTAGAGAGTTACAACAGTTAAAGAGAGAGCTGAATTTAGCTAAAAAAGCAAATGAATCATTACGAGAGAAGAATGAGGATTTAGCTGAGCAAATTTTATCCAAACAAGAGACAAAAATAATTGAAAAAGAAGTAGTTATTGAAAAAGTTCCTGATGATTATAAAGCTACTAAAAAATTAAATGAAACTTTATTAAATCGAAATAAAGAACTTCAACAAAACTATGAAGATTCTGAGAGACGCAAACAATTCGTCGAAAATCAACTTCAAAAGCTTTATGACGAGCGTGAACAAGTTGATAGAGAGTCAGAGAAGTATAGAGAGTTGACTGCTGCTATTCAAAAATCAGAAGGTCAGTTAAATGGTTATCAAAAAAAGATAGCTAGTTATAAAAACTTCATGGCTATTTTTGAAAAAGCTAATTTACTAATATTGGATGTCGCAGGTCTGCTATACGTTGATGAAATTAAACTAATTCATTCTGATCAATTCATCAACAAAGAATTTAATACTTTAGTGGATAGTGGCATTAAGTTATTCAATGACTTGGACTTGAAACGAAAACAATCAGATATTTTAGAAGGAGAAATAATCAATGAATGAAGTTATTCCAATTGCTGAACTGATTAAACTTTCAGAGCAACAAACAAACATTTTACGACAACTCGAACTAATCAATGAACAAACTGAGTCAAATTCAATTGAAATTCAGAAGATTAAAGATGACACACCAATTCATCCAGCAATCAATAATAAGCTCACTAAGCTTCGTAAGAAGAAAGTAATGCAGTTTATTGGTGGAAGCAAGTCGAAGGCCTATAACTATGTTGAAATTGACGAAGAAGGTACCCGCCATCGATTCTCTCAACAAGTATTTAAAGAGATTGAGGTTGACTTCAAAGAAGCATTTAACATATCAAGCTATGCAGAACTACCAAAAGCAAAACTTCAAGATGCAATTGATTACATCGAGTCATGGGAGCCAAGTACAAATACTAAACGCAAGATTAATTTAATCAACAATCAATTAAGTCTTGCACTAACTAATTAAAAAACTCCAAAGTGGGAGTAGGAGGAAAAAGTGGCACAAAGAAGAATGTTCAGTAAGCGTATTACTGACACAGATAAATTCCTAGATATGTCATTATCAACGCAGGCTTTATATTTTCATTTGAATATGGCTGCTGATGACGATGGATTCATAGATAGGCCAAAAACAATTCAGCGAACTATTGGCGCAAGCGATGATGATTTTAAAATCTTAGTCGCAAAGCAATTCATAGTCCCTTTCGATTCAGGGGTAGTTGTTATTAAAGATTGGTACATCCACAATTTTATTAGAAAAGATACCTATCAGCCTACACTTTACCAGGAAGAAAAAAGGATGATTGAGGAATATATGCCAAAGCAAAACTACAACAAAAAAAACCGTAATAAATACGTCGACGGAACGTTAACGGAACGTCAACAACTCGTCGACTCAGGTAAGGATAGGATAGGTAAGGATAGGATAGGTAAGGATAGTGTAGAAGAAAAAAATGGTGATTCATCATCAGCATCAAATGAATTAAGTTTGAGATATTTTTACGAAAAATACGAGGAAGTTGTTGGTAGATTCTTAAATCCATTCGAGATCGAAGATATTGAAATATTACATAAACAAGATAATTTCACTATACCTGTCATGATTGAAGCTTTGAGAGAGATGGCTGTAACTACACCTTCTCCAAACATTAAATATATGACAAGTATTCTAAAGAGATATAAACGAGAAGGATTACTTACTGTAGACCTGATTAATAACAGTAAACAACAAAGAGAAAAACAATCTCAAAATATTTCTTCAAACATTCCAGAGTGGTCTAATCCAAATTACGTCGAGAACACTACACCAGAAGAGCAAGCAAAGCTTGATAAAGCTAAAGCTGAAATGTTAGAAAGACTAAACAATATTAGGAAAGATGAATAGAGCATCAGTAACGTGGATAGTAGAATACACATTTAAAAAGCGCAAAAAGAAAATAAAAGTATTGGAATTTTTTCCAAGTAAAAAAGCTGCTTTAAAATTTGCAGGCAAATGCTTATTTGATGTCAAAATTTATAAATTGAGAGGAAGATAAAAATGAAAGATTTAGTAACAAGAGTTGAATTATGGGCAGAAGAAAAAGGATTGTTATCAGCTGATCCAATTGCTCAATTTTTTAAAGTTTTAGAAGAAAACAATGAGATTATTGATGCCTATAACAAGAATAATATTGATAATTTAAAAGATGGAATTGGCGACACAGCCGTAACATTAATTATTTTGTCTAAACAAATGAATTTAGATATTGAGTTTGATTCACATTCTAATTTCATCCATAAGGATGTGAGAGTAGTATTGCTTTCAAATATTAATCGTTTAGGGTATATTGCTGACTCATTTGCTCAAAAAATTATTTATGAACAAACATTTATGCCAGACATCAAGACAGATATTACATTAGTTTGGTTTAGTCTAGTTTCAATTGCTAACCATTTTGGAACTACAATTGAGGAATGTCTTCAGATAGCATATGACGAAATCAAAAATCGGAAAGGAAAGATGATTGGAGATACCTTTGTCAAAGAGGAGGACCTAAATGTTAAATAATGTTGTATTGATTGGCAGGCTAACAAAAGATCCAGAATTAAGGTATACACCAAACAATGTAGCAGTAGCAACATTTAATTTGGCTGTTAATAGACGTTTTAAAAATAATGAAGGGGTTCACGAAGCAGACTTCATTAATTGCGTCATGTGGAATAAATCAGCTGAAAATCTTTCAAACTGGATTAAAAAAGGAAATATGATTGCGATAACAGGACGCATTCAAACTAGAAATTATGAAAATCAAAATGGACAAAGAGTCTATGTAACTGAAGTTGTTGCTGAAACATTCCAAAATCTTGAAAAACGTGACAACACAGCAAACACAAATAGTATGATGGAAAATATTCCAAACTATGATGGTCCAGAACCAGATTTACCATTTTAATTTAGGAGAACGATATGGTTTATCCAAAGAAAGAATTCGCTTTGTATAAAGGTGATGAACTGCTAGCTATTGGTACAGCTGAAGAAATTGCTGATCAGATGAAAGTTAGTAAGCAGACAATATTATTTTATGGACATCCAAGCTATCGAAAAAGAACTAAAGATAATAAAGCCAGAAGGCTTGTTTGTCTAAATGATTAGAGGTAATTATGAAATTAAGAGTTAAAGAACTAAGGAAAAGTCTTGGTTTAACACAAAATGAATTTGCTAAAAGAGCAAATGTGACACAACCACTAATAAACTCATATGAAAAAGATGGAAGGAATCCAACTTTACTAAAAATTGAGCAGATTGCTGAAGCTTACAATGTAAGTCCATCATGGTTAGTTGGTTGGGATCATATTGATAATATCCCAGTTTCAAAAACAGTTGTTAAAGAAAAAATAGTTTATGTAGAAAATACTGCTGCTAGAATTCCAAATGAATATAAAGCAGTAGATGGTAATTTGATTAATTGGAAGGACTAGATTATGACAATTAAGTGGTTAGTAGTATTTTATGAATGGAAATTCTTAAAAAAAGTAGAAAAGCAAATATATTTCGACACTTTCGGCCAAGCGATTGACTTCTTTAATGGATTACCAATTTACAAAAAGAAAACGTATCCGACAATGGAAGAGGTGCCAGAATGATACCAAAATTTAGGGCATATCACAAAGAACTGAAGATGATGTTTGAAGTCAAGTCGCTAGTCTATACTCTTAGACTTGCTAGACTGACAAACAGAAACGACTTAGTTCCAAGCAGAACATGTTCGTTTGACGAGATTATCCTTATGCAATACACAGGATTAAAAGATAAAAACGGTGTAGAGGTTTTTGAGGGGGATATTGTTATAGCTTGGTCGCAAGGTGTAAAAGGAGCATTTGAAATAAAAAGAAGAATTGATGGACTATGGTTATTATATCCAGCGTGGAAAGATGGGCAATTTTGGTATCTTAGTCCAACCGAAGATGGTCGTGAAACTATCGAAATCATCGGCAACATCTACGAAAATCCTGATTTATTAGAAAGCGTGGAAGAATGACTAAATACGACATCATAAAAGAACAAGCAGTGCCACTTCTTTGGGGATTTGGTGGAAAAAATTCAACTAAGTTTGAAATGGACGGTAAGTATTATAAATTGACACTTGAAGAGGTGGAAGAATGAATTTTTCAAACGAAAACGTGTATGAAGCGATAATTGAAATAAAAGATAGACATATCGAAAAGCTAGAGAATTGGGTGCTTGTTTTAATTTTCATTGCTAGCGTTTCAATCGGTTCAGTGGTTGCAGTCAACGACCATTACAAACCACAACTCACTGAACTAAAATCAGAACTCAAAACCAAAAATAAGCAAATCGACGGTCTACATAAGCAACTCACACGCACACAGTATCAACTTAAAAAAGCTAAAAAACAGAACGTTGAGCAGACTGCTAGGATTGCGGAATTGACGAGAAATGGAGGTTGATATGTTTAATCAATATACAGGTGGAAATATTAAACAAACAATCACAAATTTGCCAAGTGGAACTTTGATGAAAACTCATCCTAAAAGTTGGTTTAAAAAGTATCATTTAGAATCTCCAATGGCTAACAGGTTACATACTAAAGATGGGGATTTTATTATTTTACAATCGATGCTTGTTGGAAATAAGGAAGTTTTGTCTGAATTAGTTGATAAAAAAGAATTTTTGAAAGAGGTAGAAGATGAAATACACAATTGAATTACCGTATCATAGCGGACCAGAATATGGCAATGCAAGATATGGAACATTAGAAGAATTAAAAGAAAAATTATTATTCAAACGTATCGTGGAATGGGATGAAAAACATCTAACTTTAGAAGACGGAACTGAAGTAACTATTGAATTATCAGAAAGCGATTGTTGTGCTTATGCAGGTGGTGAATTTAAAGATGTGAAACTTGATGCAGTGATCACAGACGTCGAAATCGGCGAACCAGTTAGTGATGATTCTGACTGGGTCATCAGAAAGACTAACAAAGTTACTATTTATCACAATCAGAATCCAATTGCACAGGCAGACTGTGAAGCTGAACATAACGGTTATTATTACAGCGTAGGGTCATTGGTAATTGGAGATATTCATTTTCCAGTGGTAGAAGCTTAACGAGGTAGCAAATGAAGATTGAAAATAAAAAAGCGTACATACCATGCGAAATAGTAGAAAATCAAATAAATAACGGACTAGATATACGTGTGAGAATTGATAAAACTCACGATTTGTATATTAACCGAAAGTTACTTATCCCTGATATCGACCAACCAAAACCATTAGTACCGCAGTTTATACTGGACTGGGTTGACGACTCAAGAGAACACAGCTATGAATTTGACGAATGGTTTTATTACAGCAACCAGCCACTAGAGGTATACAAGTGGCTAAATACAAAGAACAAGAGACAGAAAGAATTGAATGCACTTGCACTTGTTACTTTAATTGTAAATGGTCCTGATGCTGTCACAGTCGAAAAAGAAAAACTGTACACAGTTGAGATACCAAATCCGAATAGAGCAAGTAACAAAGCTGTGAAAAAACTAATGCTTTTTAAAACAAGTGCAGATAGTCCTATTATTGAGATTGGTTTTATGGGAAATCCTGATAGTCCTTTATGTAAACTCACCGAAGCAGAAATTCGCAAAGATTTCGACTGGGCGTGGCAGTGGAAGAAAGAGGTGACGGAATGAAAGAAACAGAAAATTTTAAACAAGATGTAACGCTTGAAAGTATTTTGCATTTATTTTTTAGCGAACCTTCATTTTACCTAAATGGGAAAGAGATAAAAAGTTTAGATGGGCTAGACTTAAATAATACAATGGTTACTTGCATCTATACAGATTACTTGGGAAACCTGACACTTGAATTAAAAGGAGAAACTAAATGAACGAAGAATTGGGAGTGTTTCTTGTTTTTTGGCGTACTGTTCGTCTTAACGCTATTTGTATAACCAACAACGGTATCACGAGAGGTAATGAAATAAATGGGAAGTTACAAGAATGATAAAGATATAAACAGAAGAAAATTTCTTGAAGACCAGATAGATGAAAAATATTTAAAAATTGATAAACTCATTAATCAGAGAAAGGCTGAATTAATAGCTGATCTTGTATCAAAAAATATTACTACTAGTTATACTGACGATATAGGCGCAAGTAAAACTAGAAGTTTTACAAATTCGACTGAAAATATGAATCTAACTTTTTCTAGTGATAAAGTAATTTTAGAACTTGAAAAATATAGACAAGCATTTATTGACTTGATTGAGTTACTGAATGATGAAGATAAAAAAATATTTTACTTGCGATGGGGTGAAAACACAAGGTATGACTGGTCAGAAATTTACTATATTTTAAAAAATAGTGACACTGGTTATAACTATTCACATACGAAACAGTTGTATCGAAGAAGAGATTTTATTCTTGATAGACTTGCTGAAATATTAAATATAATTTAAACTTGTCACAAAACCATATAGAATTGACAGAAAAAGAGTGATATTTTGATATCGTAAATAAACAAACAAAAGAGTGATACTAATTCACTCTTTTTTAGTTAGGAGGTAAATTATGAAACAAGTGCAGCCAATTCGCGATAGAGATGACATTGCAAGAATGAAAGATATTCTTAGACCAAACATCAGAAACTACACTCTTTTTATTGTCGGTTTAAATTGTGGTTTAAGGATCAGTGATATACTAACATTGAAAGTAAGAGATGTCTTAGGTGAGCATATAGAGATTAAAGAAAAGAAAACTGGTAAAACAAGAATGTTTTTGATTAATGATCAGATGAAACGAGCATTAACAAAATATATTAAGCAAACGGGATTAAAGGAGTATGATTATCTATTTCCAAGCAACAGGAAAACTAAAGAAGGTAAGATTCAACCAATAAGTCGAATACAAGCTTATCGAATATTAAATAAAGCTGCTAAAGAAGCAGGACTCGTTAAGATAGGTACTCATACAATGCGAAAGACTTATGGTTATCATTTCTATAAGCAATACAAAAGTGTTGCTGAATTGATGGAAATATTTAATCATTCATCACCAGATATCACACTTATCTATATTGGAATTAATCAAGATGAAAAAGATAAGAAGATGAGAGGCTTTGGCCTTTAATATTTTTTTATTTTAAAAATAGTAACTTAAAAAAATATTGTTACTAATGATATTTAGTAAACTCATACGAACCATTAGTATTACTAGTGTTTAGGTTGATATGATTATTTGTAACAGAATATAAGATATGTTACTTATTCTTTATGATTAATTGTTAGCTTTACAAAACTTGTCACAAAACTATATAGAAATGACAAATAAAAGTTGATATTCTGGTAGCATGAAATAGTTAGGAAGAGATAAAGGTTTCCTCCTAGATTACTATGCTGAAAGTAATAACAACCACTACGTGAATCAAACCTACTATTTCAATATGGGTGGTACCCAACGGGAACCGGTTGAGATATAGCTTAGAGGTAGACCGCTAGACTTTTAATCTAGAAGCGCAGGTTCGAATCCTGCTATCTCAATTAGTAGTGTTATAGCTACTAAAAGCAGAGACGCAACAACAGACGGCGAGTTTTTGATGTATGTGTAACCATACTGGCGACGCACGTTCGATTCGTGCAATGGTTGTTACCAAACTATATCAAGCTAAGCCTACTAGCGTGTGGCTACGATATAGTTAAACGGTTGATTTGTTACGCTGACAAATCATAAAAGTGTTAGTGGTGCTATCACATTTGCAAGGTACGCTCTTGCATAAAGTGGGAATATAAATCAGTGATGGAATACTGATAGCGAAACAAAAGCTGATTACATTAGTGTACAGGTGTAGTCTAGTGTCGGTTCGATTCCGACTGTTCCTATTATATTAATGTGAGTAGCTCTCACGAAATAATATAAGGCGATATTTAGCCTCGGGCTGATAACCCTTAGGATATTACAAAAGTAGCGCTATATAACTGTAATAGTCAGGGAAGCACTGACATATCGCATACTTAGTCACTCATTGAGTGGCTTTTTATTATGGAGGAATGAATATGAGAACAGCATTTGCAAGAGAAGTACCACCAAGAAAACCTGATATCATTAAACCTATTAAAGAGCTAACCATTACATTCAAGGAAAATAGCTCATTACCAGAAGTTATATTGAATGGCGTTAACTTGAATGAGAATGGTGCAGGATTGGTATCTGTGAATCTCAATTGGTTTACTAATACATTTGGCGAAAAAAATATAGATGATTTGTTTGAACGTAATGTATCTATTGAATACTTTGACAAGCCAGGAAAAGAAATATCTCTATGTAAATTGTCGCAATCATTTAAGTTATGATCATAGATACAACATCTAAAGCAACAAGGCATGTCTTCTATAACTCACCAGAGTGGAAAACACTTAGACTTGAAGCTATAGCTAGGGACAATAATGAATGTCAATGGTGCAAAGCTGAAGGTAAGACTAACCAAAAGAACTTAGAGGTGGACCACATAAAAGAGTTAGAGTTCTATCCTGAGTTTGCATTGGATATTGATAACCTTAGGACTCTATGTAAAGACTGTCACAACAAGAGACATAAACGTTTTAATTATAAAAAGAAAAAGATTGAGAAAGAAACAAATTATCGTTCTGATGAATGGTTTGGATAGATACCCCCCGTCTAAAATAAACGGCAAAAAAAAATGAAACTGGATACCGGTGGGAAGGGTCGACTACGCAAATATTTATAATTTTTTCTCACGCAACCCCCACCCCCTGACAAAAATAATGCAAGAAAGGAGATGTTGATTTTGGATGATTTGAAAAAACGGAACAAGTTAGTGACTAACGAAAAATATAGATTAAAACAGCTTTTTAAGGATATTCCGAGTGATAAAAAAAAGATTGCTGAAGGGTTATTTACTCAAGCTGCTAGACTTCGAATTTTGCTCAATGACATGTGGATTGATATCTCAAAAAACGGTGATTATGAACTATTTTCTCAATCAGAAAATCAACTTCCTTATGAGCGAGAGCGTCCAGTTGCAAAATTATATAATGCCAGGGACGCATCATATCAGAGGGTCATTAAGCAGCTAATTGATATGTTGCCAGAGGATAAAATTATTAATCAAAATGAAGTTTCTGATGGTGGTGATCTCATTTGATTACCCATCCACTTTTTGAAGAGTATGCTCATAAAATAGACAATGATTTAATTGTTTACAATAAAGAGAGAAAGCAATTAGTCAAATTAATTAGAGAAAAAATTTTAACAAGAGATGATCTCTATTTCGATAACGAACTAATCGATAAGTATGTTCGTTTTGCTGAGAAGAATTTCTTCCCTTTGGCATCTTATCAGAAATTTATTACTCCATTTATTTTTTTATTTAGAAAAGAAGATGGAGAACCCCAATTTAATGAATACCTTATTACACTTGCTCGTGGAGGTGGTAAAAATGGTTTTATGTCGACTCGGGATGCATTTTTTACAAGCCCACTATACCCTATTAAAAATTATGATGTCACAATTACTGCCAATAGTGAAAAGCAGGGAAAAGTATCGTTTGAGGAAGTATATGAAACCATACAGTCAAAAGGTCTAGAAAATCATTACTACTTAACAAAAATGGCAATTGTCGGACGGAAAAATAATTCCGTCTTTTCTTTTAGAACAAATAATCCAAAAACGATGGATTCAGCTCGTGATGGTTGTTTAGAATTTGATGAAATCCACCAGTTCGAAGATGACAAAATAGTCAAGGTTCAAAAATCTGGTCTTGGGAAAATCCCTCATGTTAGAACATTTTTCAATGGAACTAATGGATATGTCAGAGAAGGTTTTTATGACAAGACTATCGAGAAAGCTAACCAAATATTGAGAGGCGAAGTCGAAGACTTTCGGATGTTCCCATTTATTTGTAAGTTAGATGATGCATCAGAAGTTGATGACTTTAAAAACTGGCCAAAAGCAAACCCAATGCTTGATGAAAAAACACCATATGCTAAAAGATTATGGACAGTAACTAAATCTGATTATGATGATTTGGAATTAGAGCCAAGTGGTCGTCAAGAGTTCATGACAAAACGTATGAACTTACCAGAGGCCGACCTTGAAAAGGATGTCACTACTAGAGAAAAACTCCTAGCTTGCTTAAGAGACCCTGGAATAGATCTAATAGGTCGTTCTTGTGTAGCTGGTTTTGACTATGCTAGCATTCGAGATTTTGCATCAGTTGGTTTGCTATTTAAAAATGGTGATGAAATCATTTGGAAACAACACTCATTTGTGAGACGTGAATTCTTCAAAGCCTTTAAATTAAAAGCGCCTATTGAAGAATGGGAGCAGAAAGGTCTTTTAACTTTAGTTGATGGCGATAGTATTGATCCTCGATTATTAGTTAATAAGCTTGTTGAATGGCGTAATGACTATGTCATTGAAATTGTTTGTGCTGATGGTTTCCGTATGGACCTGTTAAAGCCACTTTTAGAAGAGGCTGGATTTGAACACGAGTTCTTGCGAAACCCTGGAGCAATTCAAAGTAAAGTTGCTCCAATTATAGAAGATGGCTTTGCGAACGAACGTTTCATATTCTTAGATGATGATAGGTCGATGCTATGGTATACAGATAATACCTATGTTAAGGAAGATGGTTCTGGAAATAAAAGATTTTTGAAGAAAGAACCAGTTAGAAGAAAAACAGACGGATTCCATGCGTTTATAGCAGCACTTTATAAAAAAGAACTAATCCAAGAAAGTAATGTTGGTGAATTTTTAGCAAGCATTGCTGATTGGGATTTCTAGGAGAGATAATGATATTAACTTTTATTTTATATTTACTTAAGGTACTTGGAGTTGTTAAAGTGTCTTGGTTTATCGTATTTGTACCATTTTTGATAGTTTTAGCGATGATAATTTCTTTTATCGTATTTCTTTTAATAATGAGTTACAAATCCGAGAAATATGTTGCAAAGTTTGAGCATGATATGCGTATTAAAGAATTAGACAGGAATTTTCAAAAAGATAAAGAAATTTATGGAGTAAAAAGCGAAGAATTTAAAAAACGTATGGAAAGAATTAAAGGAAAAATTAAATAGAAAGGAGAAAACATGGATATTGGGAAAATAAAAGTAACTATCAAATCTAATTTGGATGAATATGCTGAACTAATAAAAGAAGTAGTGGAGGCTATTCAAAAAGTCAATGACTTTGAAGTTAAAGTAGATGTTATTCAAGAAAAAGATTAGGAGTGTGATCTAATTATCTCCCAACCGATAGGGTTATCATGGAAAATAAATGAAAGGAGGTAATTAATGAAACTATTTGATTTCTTTGGTGGTATCTTTAAAACAGGAACAATACCAGAAAGTAGTTACAATTTTGACGAACTATTTGCAGACTATCAAAATTTGTATTTAAAAAATTTAGCAATCGACAAGTCGGCAGAATTTCTAGCAAGAATATTTTCAAATTCAGACTTTAAGTTTTTGAATTCTGATAAGAAAACATGGTCCTACATGCTTAATGTCAAACCAAATAAAAATGAATCAGCTTCACGATTTTGGCAACGATTTATTTATAAATTGATAACAGAAAATGAAGTGCTTGTTGTTTTATCAGACGACGACCAATTACTAATTGCTGATAGTTTTGATCACATTGAGTATGCTGTTTATGAAGATTTGTTTCAACATGTAACTATCAAAGATTACACTTTTAAACGCACTTTCAAGATGAATGAAGTGATTTACTTACAATACAATAATAACAGACTGTCAAATTACATTGACGGTCTATTTACTGATTATGAGAAGTTACATCAGAGAATGATTGAAACTATTCAACGTAATAATCAAATTAGGGGTACACTTGGAGTTAAAGGTTCTGCTCAGTTGCAAGATAAGTATACTAATTTAATGAAAAGCTACGCTGATAGACTATTTAGTGCCTTTTCGACAAAGTCGGTAGCAATTGTACCTACTGTTGATGGCCTTGAATACAATGAATTAACAAATACAACTGGAACATCTAATATTTCCGTTGATGATGTTAAAACAATCAGACGACAATTTGATGATGAAATAGCTGATATATTGGGAATTCCAGCAGTAGTTCTTCATGGGGATATGGCTACTTTAGACAGCTCCCAAAAAGCATTAGTTATTTACTGTATGAAGCCTTTATTTAAAAAAGTAAATGATGAGCTAAATGCAAAATTAATTAGCAAAACTGATTTTGAAAAAGGTATTGAAATTTCAATTATTGGTCTTGCATATCAGGACATCGTTGAAAGCGCAACAAGTATTGATAAGTTAATTGCTAGTTCTGCATTTACCAAAAATGAAGTTCGTAATAAATTTGGTTATGAATCTGTCGAAGGCGGAGACAAATTTATTATGACTAAGAACTACATCGAGGAAGTGAAAGGGGGTGAGAATCTAAATGACACAAATACAGATTAAAGGTGCGATTGTATCAGATTCAGATAAATGGTTGTATGACCTTTACGAAATGGAGTCGACAGCACCTAAAGATGTTTTATTACCAGACACAATGGAGGATATTGAAGTTATTATCAATTCTGGCGGTGGAGATGTTTGTGCAGGAAGTGAAATCTATACTGCTTTAAAATCCTATCAAGGAAATGTATCTGTCAAAATTGTAGGAATTGCAGCAAGTGCAGCTTCAGTAATTGCAATGGCTGGAAAATCAGTTGAGATTAGTCCAACTGCTCAAATTATGATTCATAATGTTTCTACAATTGCTCAAGGAGATAGCAAAATTTTAAAACATGAAGCTGATGTTTTGGAAAACTATAACAAGTCCATTGCTAATGCTTACGCATTAAAAACTGGGTTATCTCAAGAAGAGTTACTCTCTTTAATGGATACTGAAACATGGTTAACTGCTGGTCAAGCTGTTGAAAAAGGTTTTGCAGATAAAGTAATGTTTGCAGAAGATGAAATGGCTCAAATGGTAGCAAGTAATACTGAAGTATTACCACAAAACTTTGTTAAAATGCAAAATATGCAACGACAAGACTTTGATAATAAACAAAATGAACTTATTAAACGTATTGAAATATTAGAAAATGCATTAATTAACAAAACTAAACAAGAAAAAGAAGTACCAAAAGGATTTGGTGCTTTTCATTTTTAATTAAAAGGAGAAATTTAAAACATGACAATGAAATTATCAAACGAGTTTAACGAAATTCGCCAAAAGTTTGTAAATGCTGTAGCAGAGCAAGCACCACAAGAAGAACAAAATAAGCTATACAATGACATGCTTGAAGCTATGTTTGAAGAAGCAAAAAAAGTTGCGTCAAACGAAGTTCAAACAGCAATTGCAATGTCACCAGCAGAAGCTAAAATGACAGCCCGTGAACGTAAATTCTTTAATGAAATTGACAAAACTATCGCAACTGGCGCAGTAGAATTATTGCCAGAGGAAACTGTTGATCGTATCTTTGAAGATTTAACCAAACAACATCCGTTACTTGAAGCAATTGGACTTAAAAATGCCGGTATCCGCCTGAAATTTATTGATTCAGAAACTTCTGGAACAGCTGTTTGGGGTCATGTATTTGGAGAAATCCAAGGGCAACTTAAAGCTGCTTTCAGTTCTGAAAAAGCTATCCAAAACAAACTTACTGCATTTGTAGTAATTCCTAAAGACGCCTTCAAATTTGGCCCATCTTGGATTCAACAATTTGTTATTGCTCAAATTAACGAAGCTTTCTCTGTCGCACTTGAAGCTGCTTTCTTAAATGGTGACGGAGCAGAAAAACCAGTAGGTCTTGCGATGCAATTAACTGGAACAACAGTAGGAGAAATTACAACTTATCCAGCTAAAACTCCAACAGGAACACTTACTTTTGCTGATTCAGAAACAACTGTTAAAGAATTGACTAGTGTTTACAAATACCATTCAACAAAAGCGAACGGGGAATCTGTTGCAGTGGAAGGTAATGTTGTGATGGTTGTTAATCCAGCAGATTCTTGGGATGTTAAGAAACAATATACATCACTTAATGCACAAGGTGTCTATGTTACTGCATTACCATATAACCTAATTCTTATTGAATCAATTGCACAAAAAGCAGGTCAAGTTACTACTTTTGTTAAAGGTCGTTATAACGCTTATATCGCAGGCGGTATTGAAATCACTAAATATACAGAAACTCTTGCTCTGGAAGATATGGATTTATACACAGCAAAACAATTTGCTTATGGTAAAGCTCGTGATGAAAAAGCAGCAGCTGTTTGGACTTTATCAGTTACTACACCAGGAGCATAATAGCTTATGGAAAATCATGAACTCTTAAAGCCATTTAAAGAGCGTATGAGGGTGTTTCATGATGTAGATGATAATAATATCAATACTATCTTAAAAGGCTCACAGGAAGCTCTAGAAACACTTCTTGGATTCGATTTAATGACAATTGAATCAGGAAAAGAACTAATCATGGAACGTTCGAGGTATGTCTATAATGATAGCCTCGAGCTGTTTTATGACTCTTTTAGGAACGAGATATCTCGTCTAGCAATTTACGGATTGGAGAAAGAATATGAAAGTCAAGACACTACAACGATTTGAGGATTATAAAGAAAATGTAATCAGAGAGATAGGTGATGAATTTGAAGTGACTAAAGTTCGCTTTAAAGAAATCAACGATAAGCTTCCAAACTTTATAGAGGAAGTGAAAGCCGATGAAACAAAAGACAAGTAATGGTGATTTAAAAACGCCAGTTGTTTTTTATTCGGCAACCTCAGATGATACTTTAGATGGTCGAGATATTAAGCATGAAGAAATCTTTAAAACACTTGCAGAAGTATATAACCCTAGTTCAAAGGATATATCTATTGCCAGTGATAAAGGTATAAAAGCTCAGTATTCTATAAAAATGCGGAGTCCATTAACTGCATTTTATCCATCAAATGATCACTTAGTTGATATCATCGACAAAAAAGTTCAAAGTAAAAAATTAGGTATTATCGATATAAGACCAGACTTTGTAGAAGATGATTTCATAGTAATTGTGGTAGGTAGTTAGTATGGGAGCTGAATTAAAAGGCATTGATGAAATTTTAGCAAATATGGAAAAAGAGTTAGGCTCTGCGAAAGTTAACAGAGCAGTTAATAAAACGCTAAAAGAAATCGGAAAAGATCTTGAACCAAGCTTGAAATCGGCGGTATCTGTTTACCAAAGAACAGGAGTGACAGTTGAAAGTGTTGTTAGTTCTGGAATTAAGAGGACAGAAGGCATTCCAACAGTTCGCCTTGGGTTCGGACATGATAGAAGTAGCTTAGTACACTTACAAGAATTGGAATACGGCTGGAAAAAAAGCAGGCGTGGTATCGGTGTTATCCGAAGATACTCTAGTATGTTAGAGGGTATCTATCCTCAACGGGTACAAGAAAAATTGAAAGGAGAGTTTAAAATTTAATGGTAAAAGATATGATGTCTGAAATTGAAATATTATTAAAGTCAGACGAAATATTGAAAACAATAAAAATAAAAAGTTTTTCTAGGCCCGAAAGTTTAGAAGATACTTCGCCAAGTATTGTTATTATTCCAATAGCTCCACCTTCTCAAAAAGATTTTGGTTCTGATAGGCCATTATCAAAAAAATTTTTGTATCAGATTGAGGTAGAAAGCATTTCAAGAATTGAATGCAAAGAGTTACAACACAAGATTGAAAACCTATTGATGACAATAGGTTTTTTTCAATCTGATTCAGGTCTTGAAGGATTTGATAATAATACAAATAGATATAGAGACGCTAGGACCTATAGAGGTTTCAGCAAAATTTACGAACAATATTAAAGGAGAAATTAAATGCAACCAATTGGTTTTAAACGTATGACAATTCAAGTTTTAGGCGAATCTGCTCAAAAATTTGTTATTGAAGGTGAATCTGGAAAAGGTGCAACCAAAACTGCAAAGATTAGTGGTTTATCTGCTGATCCTATCCCAACTTACGGTTCTGACATCGCTTATTACACATCACGCCGTGGTGTCGGTGAAGTTAAAGCTGAATTTGAATTAATTGATATTCCATTAGCTACACAAAAAGTTATCTTCGGATATAAGACTGGCACAACTTCAACTGGTCTGACATTCATTGGTGAGGATACAGAAGCACCAGAAGTTTCTATTTTATTAGAAGCACCAGACACAGAAGGTAACGTATATCTAGGCTTCTTCAAAGGTACTTTCTCAAAAGAAGACCTCGAATTCAAAACCCAAGAAGCTAAAAAAGAAGGCCTTGAATCTCAAAAACTTGTATTTACTGCTCAACCGGGAACAACCGGAGAAGCGCTTGGGCAATATGTTGTTATGGGTATTGATAAAGAATCTAATGGAGCTGGTATTAACGCTAAAGCTATCCAGCCTTTGCTTGGAATGACAGTAGGAGTTTAATAATAAATGGCACTTATTGAAGTAAAAGTGCGGAACGATAGAGGTGAGAAAGTCGTTTATTCTAACGACTTTTTACCTGTTCGTAAGTACCGCGAATATTTAGAACTGCAAGCTAAAAAAGAAGAAGGTAATCTCAATGAATCACAAGCGTTAGAACTTGAATTAGAATTTATTGCATCTCTTTTTGAAGGTCTTACAATTGATAAAATGTATGACGGACTTACAATGGCAGAACTTAATGAACTTATTGTAAAAGTCTTTACAGAACTTGTAGGTGGTGATGTAGATGACCCAAAGGACGAAAACTAACTTCTAAAGAAGCTTTAGAACAATTTAGAGAATTTACAAAAGAACTCATAAAATCTGACTACGGTATGTCTATAAAAGACATCATGGAGACAGATTGGCGTGATTTAATGTCTATAATTGTGACTGACAAAACAGAGCAAGAAGATATTTTATCTCTCGGTGATTTTGTAAGACAAATGCAAGGCACGGATTAGTGCCTTTTTATTTTTGATGAAAGGAGGAATATATGGCAAGTGGAACACCACTCGGTTCAATGTTCATCGAACTTGGTTTAGATACTTCTAATTTTGCACCTAAACTTCAATCAGCTAAGCGTGAAGTTAATTATTTTAAAGCGGAAACAAGAGCTTTGGACAGTGCTTTAAAAAGTAATGGTAACAATTTAACTGTTTTGAGCGCTAAATACAAATCGATTGAGCAACAAATGACTGCTCAAAAGAAGGTATTAACTCAACTAAAAGCTAATTATGACAAGCTAGAGCCTGGAACTGCAAAGTGGGAAGCTGCAGCTGTACAAATTGAGCGTGAAAATGCAAAACTTAGTGCGATGGAAGCACAGTTAAATGATGTCTCTAGCGCATTAAAACGTGTAAGTGCAGAAAACAGTTTTTGGGGTAAAACATCATCAGAGCTTGATAAAATTTCTGGAAAGCTTAAAACAACAAGCGGATTGTTTAATAAATTGGCAGATGCAACAAGAGGAGTCTCTTTAGCAACTGGAGCCGGTTTAGCTTTGGCTACAAAAAAAGCTGTTGATTTTGATGGACAGATGCAAACAACAAGAGCGCTCTTAAAAGATACAACAAGTTCTGTAAGTCAGTTAAACTCACAAACTGAAAAGATGGGCGAATCTTCCAAAAAGTGGGCTAAACAGTACGGTATATCAACATCTTCGATTAATGAAGGTATACAAGAAGTCATCAAAAAAGGTTTCACGTTCAATCAAACAATGGACGCAATGCCAGCTATTTTAGATGCTGCTAAGGCATCTGGAGACGACTTCAATACTGTAATGAATGTTTCGACAAGTACACTACAACAATTCGGTCTAAAAGCAAAGGACACTTCGCGAGTAACAGACGCGCTTTCTTTTGTCGCTAACAAAACAGCAAGTGGGTTTGAAGATTTAGGACTTGCGATGCAATATGTAGGACCAGTTGCTAGATCTGTTGGAATGAGTGTTGAATCAACATCATCTGCGATAGGTTTGCTATCTAATGCAGGTATCGAAGGGCAAAAGGCAGGTACTGCACTGCGTGGTGCGTTAAGTAAATTGCTTGACCCTGCAAAAGAAAATGAAAATGCATTTAGGAAATTAGGGTTTAGCTCGCAGGATTTTAAACGCAAGATTATAGACTTTCCTGGCATTTTAGAGAAAATCAAAACAAGTACAAAAGGTTTAAATGGTGCCCAACGTGCAGCTTTAATTTCGCAAGCATTTGGCGTAGAGGCTCAATCTGCTATGAATATTTTGGTGAATCAAGGTGGTGACGCTTTGAGAGACTTAACAAAGGAGACAAAAAATGCTAAAGGGTATACATCTGATCTAGCTAAAGAGATGTCAGGGTCATCTAAAAGCAAAGTCGACCAATTCAAATCATCTTTAGAAGTATTGAGTATTACGGTCGGTCAAAAATTACTACCGACGCTGACACCAATAATCAAAAATGTTACAGAGCTAATTAATAAATTTTCTGAAGCTGATCCTGCGACACAAAAACTATTAATTAATCTAGGTTTGATAACGGCAGGAGCCTATCCAGTTTCAAAAGCATTAGGTACGGTAACCGGAGCATCTAGCACTGTATTTGGTTGGTTTAGCAAATTAGCAAAGCTGAAAGCTACATCGACAGCAATTGAAACAGTTGGAACATCTGCGACAGTTGCAACAACAGGTGTAGGTGGATTAGCTACACAAGGTGGATTACTAGCAAGCTTGTTTACTCCAGGCGGAGCTTTGGCGGTCGGTTTAATTGCAGGAGCTGGACTACTAGCCTATTTCGGTGGTAAAGCTTTAGAGGCTCACGAACGGACTCAATTGTGGGGAACTAAAGTTAGCGAGACTGAAGCAAATGAATTATCAAGGTTCAAAAACAAAGTAGATGAAACAAACAAAGCCTTAGATACATTTGGAAGTGACTCTGTTAATGATGTTAATAATGTTAAGACGGCATTTCAAGGACTAGTTACTGAAATTGAAAAACTTCAAAATAAAGATTTGCGTAAAAAACTTAATGCTGCAGAATCTCTTGGATTGAGTGAAGAAACGATAAATGAAATTAAACAATCAAGTCAACAGACTGTCGCGAATGCTCAACAAATGTCAGATGAAGTTATTGCCATTTATCAGAATGCGAGTCAACAACATAGAAATTTGACAGCTGAAGAAAAAGCAATTGTTTTACAAAATCAGAATGAATTAATTGATACGCAATTATCGTTAATGAAATTCTCTGCTAAAGAGCGTAAGGCAATTACAAAAGCTTTGAACGGCGACTTACAAGGTCTAAATAATTCGCAGTTAAGTGAAGCTTTGAAGACTACTCAAAAATGGATTGAAGATGAAAATAAAACTTACAAAAAACGTAAAGATAATCTTCAGGAAATGTATAAGTCTATAAAAGGCGATGATGAAAAAGCTGTAAAAGCGAAGAAAGAAATCCATGACAAGTTAGAAAAACTTGAAGCTAGCCATCAAGCTAAGTTAGATGCTTATGGTGAGAAGTACGCAACTATACAAAAGAAACTTCTCAATAATCAATTGAAAGGGTTAGATCCTGAGATGCAACAAGGGGTAATTAACTCTGTTAAAAAGCAAATGGAAGAACTTGGCTTATCATACGAACAGTTAATGGAAAAAACGACTAAAGCATCTTCTAAAATTCAAGCAAATAATTCAATGTGGGCAAGTACCACAAAAAAAGCAAGCGAAGAAACTAAGCTAGCAAACAGTCAATGGAATGGCATGGTTTGGAATCAAAAAACGGGAAAATTGAAAACCAATGCTAAAGAAGAAATTCAAAAAGCTTTAGAAGCTGAAGGCGGTTGGGAGAATCTTAAGTTCATTGCTAAAAATGCTAACTTGTCAACTAATGCAAGACTGACAATGGCAGAGGTGCTTCAAGAAACAGGGAAATGGGAAACGTTAACTCCGAAAGAGAAAAAACTAATTGTTGACAATCATCAAGGATTACAAGCTATTGCAGATAGTAAATCTAACTTATCTATTTGGAATTCGATGCCTGAAAAGGTTAAAAAGATTTTAGGTAATAACCAGGACTTCATCAATAAAAAAGAAGTAGCGACTGGTGTTTTAAAATCTTGGGATAGCATGACTCCAAAAGAAAAGAAACTGCTAGCAAAAGACATGACCAAAAACGATGTCGACAAAGCAGTTGGCAACATCTCGAGAGTTAAAGACAAGACTGTTACTATCACCTCTATTTTCAAAAATATTTATGAAAAGATAACTAAGCATGCGACTGGAACTAATTTCCATAAAGGCGGATTAGCAATGGTAAACGATCAGTCAGGTCCTTTGTATAAAGAATTGATTACATTGCCTAACGGCCAGTCATTTATACCTGAAGGTAGAAATGTTGTCTTACCATTGCCTAGAGGTGCAAAGGTAATGAAAGCGTCTATGACAAAAGAATTTATGGACAGCCTCGGAATTCCAAGATATGCAAATGGTGTTGGTATTCCAGAAAATTCTAGATTGATAGAAGAAATCACAGGTTTTTCAAGTAACAGTCAATCGAATTATGTTTATGACGATTCAAAAACAGTATCTATTTTAAGAGAAATTTTATTTGCGATTAGATCATCATCAAATAAATCAGAAACAGGCGATGTCTATATGGATACTAACAAAGTAGGAGCTATCGTCAAGAAATTTATTTCAGATTCTGAAATGCAAGACAAGAGATTGAGAGGTGAGCTAGTATAGGAAAAGTAACAATAAATTACAACGAGTTTGATTTGTCGTCACTCATTGAGATTCACGACATTAAGAGAGATGTTGGTAATAACAGGGTTGTTACTACAAACACATCTCCGTTTCTCGGTTCTGTAATTCAAAGATATAAAATAGACTCTAAAAAAATAACTGTTTCTTTTTCGATTTGGACTAGAGATAGAAATACAGTTAAGCATCAATTGGCTTCGATTTTTAATCAATCTGAACCTAAAAGATTATTGTTTAGTGATGAGCCGGATAAATATTATCTGGCTTTAGTTGTTGATGAAATTCAAATGCAAGAAGCATCAATCAAACGTTCCTATGGCACTATCACCTTTCTAATCACTGACGGTGTTGCTCACTCTACGTCTTATAAGAAAATAACTGACTTTACCGAATCGGACGGTAAGGTCATTTTTAATATCACAAATAATGGTAATGTTGAAGCTCTACCAATTTTCACTGCGAAAATGAACAGTGAAAATGGATATTTTGGATTGGTAAATGAGACTGGTGTCATGGAAATTGGTGATAGGGAGCTTATTGATTCAGAAACGCTTGCTTATTCTGAGCGACCGTTTGATTATTCAGATACTGGAACAAAAATTGCTGATGGATTTGCCAAAGGGGCCAAGAACGTAGCTATTTTAAACGACTCATCGGCAACATTAGACAAAAATCTGTCAATCTTAAATTGGTTAGGTCGTGACCATGTTGTATTAGATGGAACAAGTGTCGCCGGAACTCACGCAGGCTCATTAACGTTTGATTTGCCAACCGAAGGCTCGCTTTATGATTACGTTTGGTGGCGTCAAATTTTTTGGGCAGGTAATATTAATCAACTTGGATTTATCAAGATTTCTGTATCTGATACAGACGGTAAATTTTTATTTGGTGTTGAGACAATCAAACGAAAAAACGGACTTGAAACAGAGTACAACGTTATGGTTGCGGACGGAAAAGGTGGATATAAATTCATTGATTTTCGCAAGAAATTTTCAGCGTCTCATAAAGATGAAGAAAATCCATTCAATGCAAACAGAGGTTGGTCAGATATCAAAAGAATCGATGATAAATTATCGATTTTTTGGTTCGGCTCAAGGTATGAGAGAACCGTCCCTGAACTGAAAGGTAAGAAGTCTGCTAAGTTGCATGTTGCGCTAGGAGCTATTCAAGGAAAGCCATTAGTAACAAGAATGTACTTAGACGGTATTAAATACCGCAAGGACAATGTCGCTGACGGTTACAATATTCCAAATCCATACGGTACTGGTTCGACAGTCGTGATCAACGGCGAGAATAAGACGTTACTTGTTGATAATATTCCTAAGTTAAATCACGTTGTCGATTATTCTAAATGGTTAAAAATACCAGTCGGTACATCAACGATAGAAATATCGACATCGAGTTGGAATGAGATTAAACCGACGTTTAGTTTGGCGTTCGAAGAAAGGTGGTTGTAGTTGGATTTAATTATTCATGATTCTAAATTAAAAAAAGTTGCATACATTGATAACGAATTACAAGACACATTGTCATTCTTCGACGACAAATGGTCGCGATATCTCTATACTGCGTCATCGACATTTGAATTTACCGTTTATAAAAAAGGAATTAAATCAGATTCCGTTAAAGAAAAGGCCTATCAGACACTAACTGAGAGGTCTTTTGTTTCGTTTAAATACAATAAACGCACATACTTATTTAATGTCATGCGTACTGAAGAGACAGAAACAACGATCAGATGTTACTGCGAAAATCTCAATCTTGAATTGTTAAATGAGATGGCTGGACCTTTTAAGGCAACAACAGAAATGTCATTTGTCGACTACTGCAACAAGTTTTTCTTACTTGTTGGCGGTGCGATTACAGTTGGTCATAATGAAATTGAAGACAGAGAGAGAACTCTTGAATGGACTGGAACTGACACAAAACTAAAACGCTTGTTATCAATCGCAAATCAGTTTGACGCTGAGATTGAATTTGAGACAGTTTTGGACGAAGATTCCAGTTTGAAATCATTTATCTTGCACGTCTACAAAGAAAATGACGACAAAAATCAAGGCGTAGGTCGCAAGCGTGATGATGTCGTTTTGCGATATGGGCATAATGTCGAAGGTGTGACACGCACAATTGATAAGACTGGTATTTTCAATATGATTACGCCAATTGGAAAGGCAACAGTTGATGTCACGACAACTAAGGCAAATCCTAAGTACGTTGCGCCACAATTGGGCACGGTTAATTATAATGGTGGTTCAATTTCGAACGCTGGACGGACGATTAACAAAGATTTAGTCAATGAGATTTTAAATCTCTGTGTCCAACATAAATTATTGCCATCTGGTGTATTTTCTCAACTATATTTAGAATCTTGGTGGGGTAACTCTCCAGTAGCTCGTGCTGACAATAACTGGGGAGGTTTGACATGGACTGGTTCCACAACTAGACCATCTGGTGTTAAGGTTACACAAGGTACAGCTCGCCCTGCCAATGAGGGCGGTTATTATATGCACTTCGCAAGTGTGTCTGACTATATGAAAGACTACACTTACCTACTAGCGGAACAGGGTATTTATAAAGTCAAAGGTGCTAACAACATTGACGACTACACAAAAGGTTTATTCCGTGTCGGCGGTGCTACATATGATTATGCAGCCGCAGGGTATGCACACTACGCACCATTAATGCGATCAATCAGAAATGGTATCAACAGCGCTTCAAACGGCGCAATGGATGCACTAGACGCTCAATTAAAATCAGCTGGAACAGTTGGAACTGCACCAGTTAGTCAAAAGGCAGATAAGGTTATTTCTGCATTAAATGCCTTAACTGCAAAAAAAGGCCAACTCATCGGTTCAGGTCAATGTTACGCAGTGTCTGCGTGGTATGCAATGACGCTCGGCGGTCCATGGCTCGGTGGTGGAGTAACAAATGGATTTAAAGGATTATATCCCGGTGGTGGTTCTGCGGCAGCTCGAATCGGAGAAGATTATAACTGGTCTCAATTCGGTTGGAAAATGGTTAGACCATCGCAAGTAAGCCATCTAATTCCCGGCTCAATTGCTAACATTAAAGCTAATTTTAACGGTGGATTTTTAAATACGACCGGTTGGGGTCATACAGTTGTTATTAAGGCGATTTCGGGCGATACTCTAACCGTATTAGAGCAAAATTTCGCAGGACATCAATACGTTGAAGAGCGTACTTATTCCGCTAGCGCTTATTTAAGCTCTATTCAAACTCTATGTTATCCACCTGAAATTGTTCAAGGCAAACGTATTGACGGTACAGAAAGCTCACCAGTGCAATCTGGGAACAACGAGCCAGCCACAATTTCAGAGACGCAACAAAAAGAAGTCGTTACCACAATTCCAACTGATTTATACAGAGAATGGAAAAATGAGGACGGAATAGTTGAATTTTATCTGAAGAACGGTTCGATCTATGCTCCAATATCTAAAAATCTCTATCCTTCTGCTTTTTCTGGAGAAGAAGTATCTGATAATTGGATAAAAAAATCAATTGAGTATAACACGATTGATATCGAAAAACTAATATCGTACTCAATTGAAGAAATCAAAAAGAATTGTTATCCGTCTATTTCTTATGAAGTTAAAGGTACTGATGAAAGTCTAGATATGGGCGACACGCTTAAAATTGATGACGAAGAATTTCCTGACGGGTTAGTATTATCTGCGAGGGTGTCTGAGCAACATATTAGTTTTACTAATCCAAATAGCAATCAAACTGTTTTTGACAATTATAAAGCTTTAAAAAACAAACTAAGTAAAGATTTGATTGATCGCTACGAAGAATTAGCAGAGCAAGCTAAACCATATGAGTTACGTTTATTAACAGACAAAGGCACACAGTTTAAAAATTCAACAGGTTTATCTGTACTGACAGCTGAATTGTGGAAGTCAAACAAAAAATATGACGCTACGTTCATATTCAGAAACTATGACACTTTACTAGCATCTGGTTTAAGTTATACTATCGATGCTTCGAATACACCAATAGATAAGCCATTTTTGGTTTCAGTTGATGCCTTTATTGGTAATGAATTAGTAGCAACACGACAAATCACGTTCACAAACATTACTGACGGACAGGATGGTGTCGGAGTTAACTCAACAACAGTAACTTACGGTATTTCTACGTCGGCATCAATTCAGCCTACATCTTGGACAGAAACCTTGCCTGCAGCGACACCAGAACAGTATCTTTGGACACGTAAAATCACAGATTACACTGATCCAAACAAGCCAGACACTATTGAATTGACTTACAGTTACCAAGGGAAAAATGGCAGTGCTGGAACTTCAGTCTCTGTAACTAAGATTGAATATCAATCTGGTACATCGGGTACTACAGCGCCGTCGGGAACATGGATAACAACTATCCCTAGTGTTCCTGAAGGACAGTTCTTGTGGTCTAAAACAACATTGTCAGATGGAAAAATCATCTATGGTATAGCTAAACAAGGTGCTACTGGACCTCAAGGACCGCAGGGGCCAAAAGGTGCAGATGGGCAATCAAGCTATACTCACTTAGCTTATGCTGACAAGTCAACAGATGTTTTAGTAGATGCAATGCCGACGCTTGGAAGTCCTTGGTTTTACAGTGGAGCAACTGGTACGGTTAGTCCGATTTCAGGCGGGTATAAATACACGACGGCTGGCGGAACGCATCAAATGAAACAAGTAATAACATTTAACGGTACAACAGGGAAAAACGTGTACACGTATCTTGTTATCAAAAATACTCATACAACAAATGATTTAGCTATTGCTTTTAATGGCATTGGTACTATTTTAAATGGTGGATTTGCAACCGTAATAGTAAAACCAGGACAAACATATGTTGATTACAGGCCTGCGATTTGTCGTGATACTCATGATTTTGTACAAATAAACATTTTAGCTACTGTAATTGCTAACGACTTATCATACGAGATTTATGATTACGCGATATACAACACAAATCCAATCATTAATTTTTCGGTTGGTGGAAATGCTAATAATGCTTACATTGGTATGTATGTTGACAACGTTGCGACAGACTCAACTGACCCTACAAAATACCGCTGGACTTTGGCCAAGGGTCAAGATGGTGCGCAGGGAATTCAAGGCCCAGCTGGAGCAGACGGCAAAACGCCTTACTGGCACACGGCTTATGCCAACAGCTCAGATGGCAAGACTGATTTTAGCTTAACTGACAGCACTAATAAGCGTTTTATTGGACAGTATACGGATCACACGCAAGCTGACTCAACTGACCCGACTAAATATAAATGGGTTGATATGACAGCTAATGTTAAGATTGGTAATAACAATTTGCTGGTTAACACAAAAACGTTATCAAGCAATTATTTTACAGCTAATAACACTTCTGAAACATATTTAGGTGGTACGGTTGCGACAGGAATTGCACCGAGTGGCTCATATAGAGACACTTACAGGCAAGCTATGAAAATAGCGCCAGAAGGCAACGAATTCATTGTTTCATTCTATGCTAAGAGTTCTATTGATAATGTCACAATCAACAATCATTTTTATAGTCCGAACAGAACAATAAAAGGAATTTCTAGTACAGGTGCATTATTCAATAGTGTAAATGGTGGAGATGGTCTTATTGCCTTCAAACTAACCACTCAATGGAAACGATACTGGATAAAATGGACAATTCGTGACGCAAGTTCAGAGGCCGAAAATGTGCCAATGAGCGTTATTTTAGGCCGTAATTTTGACTCAGTTAACAGCGTGTCTATCGCATTACCAGCAATGTACGCTGGCAATCTTAACACAGAGCACTCAGATGCCCCTGAAGATACTCAAATTAAAATCGATAGCAAAGCAGACCAGGCTTTGACGCAAGAGCAGTTAAACTTGCTTCTTGAGACTCAAAACTTAATGACTGCTGAAATACGAACGAAAGCAACTGCAGAACAAGTAGATGCTCTGATTGCAAGCTACAACAAATATGTCTCAGATGAAGCAGTAAATAAAGCTAATGTTGAAGCAGAGTTAATCGCTAATGCTGAGCGCATTGAGGCGTTCAGGAAAGATTACGATGATAAGATGCTTCAATTGGACTTTGTTTCTAACTATATGAGGGCCACAGATTTAGGTCTTGAGGTTTCTGCAAGTGATGGGTCAAGCAGCTTGTTAGTACAAAAAGACCGAATTTCAATGTTCTCAGCAGGTAAAGAAGTTATGTATATCAGTCAAGGATTTATTCATATTGACAACGGTGTATTTACTAAGACTTTACAAATTGGTAATTTCCGTGAGTCACAAGCTGACGGAGACCCAACAACAAACGTAGAAATTTACGTAGGATAGGAGGTAGATAATGGCTCAAAGTAATTTCTCGGGATCTTGGGGGAGTAATCTAACATTAGATGCCTCCTACACCGTTAAATCCCAAAATATAGCTAATAACACATCAGTGATTACATTTACTGTAAAATTGATTGCTAATGGCTATGCATCAATCACAGATAGCGGAACCAAACCACTGACTATTAATGTTAATGGTGGAGGAGCTATACCACAAGTAAATGTATCTATTAGTCCTGGTCAAACTAAAGTATTACTAAGCAATGATTATACTATTGGACATAATTCTGACGGTACTAAGACTGCAGACTTATCTGCAAAGCTCGATATTAATATCGGTGGATATGGTTCTGCAACGGTTGCATTAAAGGCTTATTTACCAAAAATAAACAGAACATCAACGATTACAGTTCCGACCGCGACGCTTGGAAGTGCAGTTAATATTGCTATTTCAAAGGGAGACACTAACTACACGAGCACATTGCGATATGAATGGTATGGATCGACTGGAACGATAGTTGATAAGACAACTTCGACATCGTACAGTTGGACGCCACCACTAAGTTTGGCTAGCGGAATACCGAATTCTGTTGGCGGAAGTGGTAAGTTATATATCGATACTTATTCAGGAACAACTTTATTAGGTACATCAAGCGCAACACTAACCGCAAACGTCCCTGGTAGTGTAGTCCCTACGCTGTCAAGCGTGACTTTATCGGATACTAATAGTAAAGTATCAGCAATTTTGACAAGTCCAAACTTCCTGCAGGTCTTATCAAATATTGCAGTTAATTTCACAGGTGCTAGTGGAGCTTACGGTTCGACTATACAAGCTTATAAAGCAGAGATAGTTGGTAAAAATCAATCAACTAATTCAAATGGTGGGACACTCGGGATAATGAACTATTTTGGTTCTTATACAGTCAGGTCAACTGTTACAGATAGTCGAGGTCGGACATCTGCACCCGTTGATACAACCATCAACGTCATTGAGTACTTCTTACCAGTTTTTTATTATGAGGCTTCTCGTATAGGTTCTGATAGTCAGACAATCCAAGTCAAACGAAACGCTAAGATTGCACCTATTTCAGTCGGTGGCACACAAAAAAATACGATGACTATCACTTTCAGAACGTCATTGGCTGGTAAAAACACATGGACGACATCTCAAACTGGTGGCGGTTCGTGGACCGCTATTAATACATTAACAGATTCACTTGATTCATTGTCAGGTGTTTTTTCTATATCAAGTTCTTATGATATCGAAGGCACGATCTCTGATAGATTTTCGGGAGATATTAAATTTTCCGATACTATCGGTACAAAGGTCGTTGTTAGTTCGAAGGACAAAGATGGGAGACATGGATTTGGCCAAATAGCAGATAAGTCATTACCTGCAGGCTCAGTTCAGTCGACTGGTGGATTTTATTTTAAAGGCAAACCTGTACAGCATTATCAGCAATTAGATGACACTGGTAAAATCACTAGACTTGATAGCGTTGACTTAAACACTATCATTAATGACACTAAGCCAATTGCGGTTTATGCGACAGCCAATATGCCAATCGCAGGACAAAACTATTATTATCTCGAGGTGTTCCAACATGCAGCAGGAAATGCTTATGTCTTGCAACGTGCAACGCTGAGATTAGCAAATCTAAGAGTCTTTGAGAGAGTCCGAGAAAATGGGATTTGGGGACCTTGGGTTGAGTTGATGACAGTTAACAGCCCACAGATGATTAACACTGGCTGGGTTTCTACTGGTGTAAGTGGTGTCTACTATAAGCAAACTGGTGATTTAGTTACTGTTAAAATTTCAGTAACAACGACGGCAAATCAAAATCTTGACATTGGGAGCATTCCAGCATCGTTGGTACCAGCAAATGGTCTTATGTTACGTGTTGCATCATGGACAACAGACCAATCATTTGGCCGGAATTTGCAAGTCGGTACAAGCGGTGGCATGACCTTAATTTCAACATCAAGAGGTGATGAAATTAGGACCCAAGTCTCTTGGACAATATAGGAAGGATGGATTTATGACAACAGATTTAAGCATTTATGAGTTCGCAGGTATTTTCCCGACGACTGCACCAGACAAAAGCATCACCGCATGCAATGTCAGGTTGAGAACATCTGATGGTTGGGAATTTCCAATTGTCTTACCTGCTGAATTTTATGACAAGACGCAAGCTGAAATCATTACAGAGTGTGACAAAATCATCTATCAGCGCCTTTTCCCAAATCGTGCCGAAGATGAAAAATTTAAAGAGCTGACAGAACAGATTGAATTGTCTAAAGCTCAACAAGCTAAGACAGAATTAATGTTAAAAGCAATGTCAGAGACTTTAAATGAGATTATCGCAACGACATTACCAGCAGAGGCACCAAGTGATGAAACTACTACAACAGTTTAAAAAATTAAAAAGGAGAATTACTATGTACATTATTAACTATTTTGCATTACAGATTGAATTTGGTTGGATTACTATCGATGAAGTTCCCGAAAAATACCGTGAAAAAGTACAACAGTTAGTTGACGCAAGCAAAGTATAGCGAGGTGACTATATGACTGAAAAAAAGCTTGTAGTAAGTTAGCACATCATCTAGCTGAGTACTGGTATGCGTATGTCATGCTGATAATCAGCTATGCATTCTCACTGATTATGCTAACTCAACCTGAAATTTTTAAAAATGTCCCAGACGATGTTTATTACCGAATTCCGTCGCACATCTTCCAACCGGAAATCATGGGGTGGTTGATGATCATTAGTGCAACGATTAAATTAATTGGACGCTTGATATGTAAGCCTAAAATTAAATTGCTTGGGCTAGTATGCTTAAACAATTGCTGGGCAGTTACAGCCGTGTCATTGTTTTACCGATACATAAACGGGTCGCAATCTGCGACCTTTTTGCTTTGCTTCGCAATGGTATTAGTAGGATTTGGACAAGCAATACGAGGTGATTATAGTGAATGAATTTTTTAAAACATTTATTACAGCTTTAATCACTGGTAGTGTCACGTTAGGCGGAGCTTTTTGGACATTCAAAGGTAAGAAATCGGAAAGTGATGCTAATATGGCCAAGGCATATATTGATGGCAACACTGCATTATTTAACAATATGCAAGCAGAAATCAATCGTTTAATTGGTCAAGTTGCCATTTTACAAAAAGAGGTAGAAACAGTAAAAAAGGATAATGAAGCCGAGACAACTAAATTAAAAAAAGAAAATGATGATTTGCGAAATAAATTGCGTGATGCAATAGCAAAAATTAAATACTTGGAGGATAAACTAAATGAAAATTAATTGGAAATTACGAATTCAGAATAAGACTTTTTGGGCAACATTAATTCCGCTTGTCGTTTTATTACTGCAACAGTTAGGTCTTAACTTTGTTCCTGAAAATTGGGAAGAAATTTTTAGCACAGTAATGGCAATTTTATTATTAGTTGGTGTCATCAATGACCCGACGACAGCAGGCATTAGTGATAGTGATCAAGCTATGGATTACACAAAACCGAAAGGATAACCTATGGTCTCATACCTAGATTTTAAAAGTCGTGTTTTAAATCATGGATTTGATCACGACGGCGGAGCATACGGTTGGCAATGCTGGGACGGGTTCGCAGAGTGGTGCGTAGCAAATGGAATCCCAATTATTAACACGGATCCAGTACATCACACCGGTTATGCTATGGATCTGTGGGAGCTTAGACAATCGAATGGCATGCTGACATATTTTGACGAAGTTGAGACCATGGAAGGTGGTGATGTCGCAGTCTTTAAAGAGGTTACTGGCGTCACACCGTCAAGCCACGTCGCTATTTTTGATAGCGACATTGACGGCACTTACGGATGGTTCCTTGGGCAAAACCAAGGATCAACAATTACACATCCAAGCGGTGGCTCTGCATTTAACCTTGTCATGTTACCGTATTCTGCAACATATCCAACTGCGTTTAGAATTAAAAAGAAAGTTGAGGCAGCAAAGTCTATGGGAACTAAAAATGTAAATGGAGACATTTACTCTGATTTAATCACAAGCTCACGACCAGAACTATTTGGAAACTGGGGCGTTCGTGATATGAAATCTATTAAATATATTGTTATTCATGGTACGCTCGGCCTGTCAGTGCAAAGCGCAGTAAATGCCTGGACCGGTGGTCGTCAAGCCAGCGCTAACTATATTGTTCATGATAACCAGATTGTTGGCTGTGTCGGTGAAAATTACACGGCTTGGCATTGTGGCGGTCAAGGAGCAATTACCAATCAAAACTCAATTGGTATTGAACATGTTAATGCAACATTAAACGGTGCTAATTCAACGTTTTCTGCGCAGACTGTTGAGACTGGTGCTAAATTGGTAGCGGAAATCTGTAAACGCCTCGGAATTGTACCGAGCAGAAAAACAATTGTTGGACATAAAGAGGTGTATGCCACAGCATGCCCACAGAGCTTAAATTTGGACGATTATGTCAAAAAAGTGTTATCGTATTACAACGGTAAAACAAGCTCACAGACTAAGAAAGAGACGCCAAAAACAGCGCCTAATCAACCAAATAAGCAACCAAGTGCCAGAATTATCGTATTTGATGAAGATATTGATAATTTTAAAAAGGATCAAAACTGGCTTTTTAATTTTGATCGTGGCACTTATAACTATATTGCTAATACTGAAGAATTGAAATTCATCAAAAAGCAATATCCAGATATTCAAACAGAACATGTTTCCAAGAAATACCCTGCCCACATCCGATATATTGAGGGCTTTAATTTAGTCAATTTAGACAAGTAAAACCGCATAACTACCAATTTTGTTGACGTCAACAAGTCAATTAACGTTTTGCCAGCGTCGGCAATATGCAAAAACCGCTCTCTTAATTGAGGGCGGTTTTTTTATTTATAAAAATCATCTACTGATAATTTTTTTATTGTATTTAAAGCGTTTTGTTTCCAATCACCTTTTTTAGTGAAAAATTGAGATTGATTATTTTTGATAAAGTCTTTAAGCATTTCAATAGTCAAGTTATCACTTAATTTAGAAATGTGGTTTTTAAAAGCTGAGTTGATGATATTTCTTTTAATATTAATTTTCAACTCAATGTCATCAATAGTACCAGTTTGTTTAAAATCTGCCCAGAAGTAATCTACAAAATCATGTTTTTCATCATACTTCATGGCCTGATAAGATACTGTTTTGTCTTTATTTGAGTAATTCTTGACAATCTTAGTACTTTTATCAATGATTATTTTTTTACCAAATTCATCAACAACAGTTTCTAAATTTTCAGGGATATAGTTCTTGATATTAGTTTCGATTTCAACGCCGTCATAGATAGATAATAAGTCACCGTATTCCTCAACAACATCAACAAATGTGATGTTGACGTTATGAGGATTTGAGATTTGATTAATATCATCAACGAATTTTTTCGGGATATAGATACCTTTTATCTGATCGGTTGAAACTTCATCAGTCACATACTCTTGATAGTATAGATAGTTTCTATCATTTTCTAAAAATTCTGTTTTTGTTGGGTTATCAACTTCAACCTCAATCAAAACATCACCGTAGTGTGTAGATGAGTTGAATTTTGTGATTGGCTTAGCTAGATAGACAACATCAATAGAATTGTCTGTTCTGTTGATGTCTTTGCGTTCATTTCCAGTTTTGCTTACAGGAAGAATGCCATATTTTAAAATATTTTCTAAGTCTCTTATTGGAACATTTTTATATAGTTTCATTCTTCCTGCCTCGCTTTACTTATTTTTTGTAGATGCCATCAACTGTTCCATCGGCATTGTATTTCAATAATCGATAATTTTCGATTTTATGCCCAGCATCAACCGTTGCAATTAAAATTTCATTCGCTGATAAGTTTACCAGCATTTGATTTGCGGATATTGGAACCGCTGGTTTTCTACTTGTTTCAGTTGAGATTTTTTCAACTTGTCCATTTTCTTCTAAGATGTGAACAAGTTCCCATATTGGGTTATAGTCTTTGTTAGCCATTGTGATGATTTCTTGTTTTTTCATTTTGTTTACCAACTTTCTTTGTTTATCTTTATGATTATATTATAGTACATGCACTATAAATTGTCAATGCTTTTTGTAAACTTTTTTAAATTTATTTTGATTAAATTTTCAAGTTCAAGCAAGTCTTCATGTGTTGCATTGTTGTTGATGAAACTTCTTGCTGTTGATCTCTTTGATAGATAGTTCCTATGCTCCCTATTTTTTTCAGCCCATTTCTTATCGGCTTTTTGTTGACCTGATAGTTTTTCTATTGCCATTTTACCCCCTAAAAAATCAATCTGATAATTGATATTACAACTATAATAATTCCAGCTACGAGTATATACTCTTTAAATTTTTCTTTATTCATGTTATACTTAATGAGTAAAGGCAAGAGTCATTCGACTCTTACCAAAACCTATTACAATATCGACTTAACAATTTCGATTAGTAGTTTAATTATTTCTAGTAGTGCAAGTACTATTGATAATTTTACTAATCTATCTTGTTGAGTCTTTTTGTTTTTCTTACTCAT